TAAGGATAATATGTTTTGCCTTAATTGCCTTAATCAAGGCAATGTCATCGTGATTTTGGAAGGATTGAATTGTAGCATTCTTGCCATAATAAGTATTTGCATATACTCTGCCCCAATAATTGCTAGAATTTCCAAGATATTTTGTGGTTCCGAGAGGGTGAACATCGCCACTAGGGGAGAGAACAATATCGACAGCTGCTTCGAGAGCAATGTTACCACCTATACCTACTATGGCAAAATCAGCACCTTCAGCACCAATGCAGCCCCTATATACACTTGCTGAAGTGTAAATCCTTAGCGTACTCCCCCCATAAGCCCCTAAACCTCCACTATTCAGTTTGATATTTCCAGCTCCTGCATAAATACACCCATCTGCCCCTACATAGCACTGAATTGCTCCACCTACAGTTGCTCTAGTAGTTAGGGCATTATTCATTCCCCAGATATTTATACCAGAGGGACCTATTATTACATGTCCATCGCCAGCACTGATTAACCCATTGATAGTAAGAGTATTTCCTCCTGCTATAGACGATGTAAAAATAGTCCCCCTGACCATAACAGTATTAAACTCAGCAATTCCATTGCCCTTGATTTGCCAGCCTTCAGAGTTTGCAACATAGTTACTGGACTTCAGAATACCATCGGCTCCGCTAATTATGATGGTTTTACCTGTTATCGTTCCCGCACCGATTGCATCAGCAATTATCGTTCCCGCGGTGATATTCCCGCCATCAATGGTAGTTTCCCCAGCAGTTACCCAATCGATAACCGTGAACACGCCTTTAACTATCACTTGCCCGGCGCCGATCTTGGTGGCGATATGCTGTTCAAGCTGTTGCGTATCGTAAACCTCAGCAAGTGTGTCTGTTATATCCTTTGTGCGGTTGGCGAGCTCCAGTGTTATCTGCTCGGGATGTAGTAAATCCGGATGCTCGATTTTAACTACTATTACGGAGACATCAATCCCTAAATCCTCATCGATGACGGTTATCGTAGAGCCTAGTTGCAGGGCCTCGAATGAAAAACCGAGCTCCTCTGATTTGCTTAGATCAACTGCGTCAATGCGATAACAAATGGGCGGATTTTTATATTCACCCAGCAATAAGTTAGCCCACGCCAGGAGCGTATCAGGATGGGTTATACTCCTTTCAACGAACACAGCGGGGTAAATCCCCCCCCATTCTGTTTGACTGGTCTCATCTTCGATATAGCCGGGTGCTGTCAATTCTATCCGAGCTTCACCCTCACCCGCACCATAGGCATAGATTCTATTAAAGAGCTTGGTATAGTCTATTTCCCTCTCGATACCCTTCAGGTTCTTGCGGTAGCGAATCTGCTGCCCTTTATCTTCTCCAATAGAAGAGGCCCACTGTAATTGTCGGTCATTATCCACATAGATATAACCGCCAACTGTATCTCGCAGACGGTATAATGCCCGGAGAATTGTGTCCCCATCCACCTTGATTGACCGGGTTAAAGCAGAATAAGCGCCGTCTATGGTCCCCACTGCGATAGCAGGCGTTTGAACCTGAAAAGCCAGCAAGGCACTGACTATCGTCGCAACAGTCGCATCCTCAGCTTCATAGGATGTGATAGTCTCTTTTGCTAACTGAGACGCTAAATCTTGAGTTTCAATCTCTGTGATAATCATGTTCGCATATCCATCTTACGTTGTAACTTAAATTTCCTGATTATGGTATCTGTCTGGTTATCCCTTAGCCAACACTCATTAGCTAATAGGATATTGCTTGCCTTTGAATCATTCGCGGGTAAATTGAAGGTCAAAGCATGAGGGCTATTGATTATCTGAGCATAGGATATGCCGTGAGCATTTTCCAGAATTGCTAATAAATCCCCAGCTCCATTCCTGATTTCTATTGTGTAGATTCGATTCGGGGGGAGTGCCTTGAATAGGACTGTATCGAGCGAAATGGACGAAATGAGAGCAAAAAGTGCCCCGCCTAAAATGGTATCTAATGATACCGAAGTAGTTGCAATGCCTTTTAGGAGGGCATCCAAATCAACCGTTTGCTCTCCTATGCTCTTCAAAATGGCATCCAGGGCAACTGTCTTGGTTATGCCTACATCTGCTATCAGCATATCGAGGTTTACCGATTCCACTAGGTTAATAGCCTTGATATAGGCATCCAACGAAATTGTCTCGGTGTCTAACCCTCTTAGAAGGGCATCCACGCTTATAGATTCTAAGTTCCTGGCAACGATTAAAGCGTCAAGGGAAATATCCTGCTTGTCTAACGCCTGGATAAGTAAGTCCAAATTGACAGAAGCACCAATTATACCTTTTAACAAGGCATCAAGGTTGACAGTAGCAAAAAAGGCTTCCCCTAAAATAACATCTAGGGCAACTGTCTTTGATACGCCTAGAGCTTTTATTAGGGCATCCAACGAAAGAGTTTCAGTATCAACAGCTTTAAGAATGGCATCTAAGTCTATTGTCTTGGACTCAATAGTTTTAAGCAAGGCGTCAAGATTGATACTTTTAAGGTCAATAGCTTTAAGGTAAACATCCAGATTGATTGCTTCTGTGTCGGTAGCTTTCAGGAGGGCATCTATCAAGACAGTTTTAGTGTATGCATATTCCTGTAGTAAAGCTCCCCCATCCTCTTTTAATAAGATACCGCCATCTTCTTTTAGAAGAAAGGGCATAATTCCTAAAATGACATCTAAAGCCACTGTTTTTGATAATCCAAGAGCTTTTATCAGGGCATCTATGGAAATGGTCTCCGCGTCTGTTTCCTGAATATACATATCGAGGCTGATTGCCTTTGTATCTGTGGCTCTCAGGAGAGCGTCCATTGAGACAGTTTTAGTTGTTGTTACTGCTTCCCCCCACTCCTCAAACATTAAATCATAGGCAGGATATGAAATCCAATTTGAGCCTGAATCAACAGAAGCCTCAAAGCAGCCTCCAGCATAGGTTGGGTCACTACCATCAATCAGCCAATGAATATGGTTTTCTTCCCAGTCACCTAATAGTACCCTGACTACAATGGCATATTTGACAGCGGCAGATAGGTCATAACCATTTCCTAGGGTTATCTCTCTCCATTCGCCTGCTAAATCTGTGGTGAGCGTGTTCCCATTTGTAGTTCCTGAGCACAAATCCTCACCAGTGGGATGCCCATTACTTGTGGCTTTAATGCTGACTGTAACCGTCCCTGGATTGCCGACTCTGTATAGTTTTAGCTTAACACTGGTTATTTTGTGTGCTATTGCGGGAGTAAAGGTTTGTGCTTTCCAAGCAATATCATAAACATCGGCATATCCATCATCCCCAGAATTGTAATACTCATATAGTGTAGACATCGCTATCTTCCTTCAGGATTTTATAGGACATTTAGCTCCAACTCTATGTATCGGCATATTCCATATAGCCAGCTACAGTGAGAATTAAATAGCCATTGGTCATTTCACGAAACCAAACTGTTATCTTCTGACTGATAACTGGTAGCCAGAACTGGGCAGTAGTAGCCTCACTAGCTAAGGCAGCAAAAGTCCAAAAGCGTTTTCCAGAATCATAAGCACTGTATGGATGGAAAAAGAACCCTCTATTAACTTGTGGCGCAGCAGAGCTGTCCAGGATTGAGGCAAACAAGAGAACAGCAACGACATTACTACCTATTTCAGCACTCAAGTCCACATCAATATAACCTACCGTAGTATTTGTCTGGCTCTGGAGTGTTATAACATCGTTGTTAGCCCAATCATCTTCACTACTTTCTGTGGGTATGGTATTAGTGGCCTCATTAAAAGAGACTATCTTTCGAGAATTCCCCCTGGTTGTGTTATGGAGTATAAATCTGCCCCAATACGAAGCACCACTGGTTAAACCTTTAAGGTTATTTTCGTTGGTCTCACCATCATAAACCACAGATGTAGCTGAGGGGTCACCATTTATTAGAGCACTGAAGGGAGATGTGGCTGCGGTTGCTACTCTGAAGGCTTCCCCAGAAATAGGAACTATAATGGGATTGCCTAACCTGGCACTCGAAGCCCCGAAGTCTTGGCTAAGATGGGTTTTATCAATATAGTCTATAAGCTCAGCAAGCACCTGTGATTTCAGGTTTGCCCCTGTTATCTTCTTGGTCTCATCGGTCTCGGCTTCTATGTCCACAATAGGAAATATGTCAGTATCGTGGACTGTGGTCTTTGCGTTTAGTTCACTAATTTTCTGGGGGTCAACCATAAGTTCCCTCCTTAGCCATGTAGTAATTCCTGCGTCTCACCTTGCTGGGGGTATTCCCTATTTATCACTGAGCCATCTGGATAAATCTCCCGTCTCGCCCCGCCTTCTATGCCTAATACGTAGCACTTAACCTTGTGAATTATGCCTTGTCCACCCGTGGACAGGATCACATTCATTCTCCTAGCCACAAAGCCCTTTGAACCCTTTGTGTCCACTGCATAACGTTTGAGTAACGGATTGTGGCGAGTCCCAGGAAACAAACTAGCCATTTTAGGCGTTATAGGTATCCACCAGAATCGCAGAACATTCTTGTGGTCAACTTTAGAATAGCTGTTTTCTATCCTTGCGAATGGGTCAAATTGAGGTAGAGCTTGACCATTATTATATTCTGCTACCCAGAACATCTCCACGATAGGTTTATTAAGTGTAGGCAACTTAAATCGTGTTACCATGACGCGTCCCTAAACTTCGTCGTATTGGAATGTCAAAGTTTCTGCGCCTTGAGCTCCCCTCGTAGCGTCGGTATCCACTTCTGCCTGTAGGACCACTCCCTTGAATGCCTCAGCAATGGTGTGGTCTCCAGCGTCCACAGTCATCGGAGCGCCAGAATTAAGACTGTCTACCGCTACAGGAGCTGAATAAGTGGCCTCGCCGGTCTTGTAGAAAGCGTGGCCACCAGCCTCAAGGTTCATATCATCCCCTGTAATTCCTGGTGTGCCCGTAGCTTGGTCATAGTTTGCTACTGGAACACCCATATCAGCTCCAGTCTTTTGGGCTATAAATAGGTCGCCTAATGTCCCCAATGTCCAACCACAAGCACCGTCAGAGTAGAATTTGTGATTATTCAGTAATGTAGCATCCTGAATATTGGTGATGGTCAAATGCAATGTCATCCAATATGAGAATGTTATACCTGCTCCAGGGATAGGAAGTGGATTACTTGTGCCTGGATTGTCGTCGTCCGATGTGGACATTCTTGGCGTGGTGACTGTGTCCTTGTCGGGGGTGACTCCTGTGTACTGTTGAACTACTAAATCTGCTACTGCCATTTTTGCCTCCTATAAGTATTGATTCCTATATTTGATATTCAGACTTCCCGAAGTTGAAAAACCTGTTACCTTTATTGAATTATCGGCAGCTGGCAATAATCGGGGGAATTGTCCGCTTATAGTTGTCATACTTGCCGTTCCCTCTTTTTTGACTATCCATAAAGCCACATCTATTTCCAATTTCTGTCCAGTAGTCAAAAAGCCTTCCCATTGTAATTCTTCGCCCGTGTCTAGATTTTCCACCTTGATAGTCACATCAGTTAAATCCTCACCTGCCGTCAGTGTATAGACAGGCTCGATGTATGCTGTGCCGCCTGTCGTCTCGGTTATTGTTTTGGGATCGGTAAGGTCTAAATTAACATTCCTGCTGGTTTCTTCATTATCGTAAGCTAGTGGGTCAGGGCAAATAAAGCTCAATTCTGCCCTCGCCAGTTTATGAGTTATGATTTCCCAATCGATAGAACTATCGAGTTTAGCTTTGTAAAACCTATCATCGGGGAAGTCCAGCGTTAAATGCTTAACTCCCTCCGCGGGGTTTAATAACCTTGAGATATTGTCGAGATTGCTTATCAGGTTAGCCTTGCTAGTTCCCGTGACTAGAACATCAAGATTGATAGTCCGGGGGTTTAGATATGCCCTGAAGTCATAGGCTTTATCGGCAATCTCTACATAGTTTGTCCTTATCCCTGGCATAAAGGATGACAGGCTAGATTGCTTTACAATTAACCCATAGTCGCTTAAATCTACTATGTTGAAAATCACGCTTGTACTCCCATTGCCGCCTGTTTGCTTTGTTGCAATCGGTATAGTTCCCTGGCAATCCTATTGATATCCGCCTCCTCGCGGATAAACCATGGTCCTTGGAAATAGTTATTAACCGCATTACCGTCAGTCCCAGGCTCTCTTACAATTTCCTTCACCCCACGGCCAACGGCAAACAAACCGGGTCCTTCAATAACTCCACCTAAGTCCAAAAGGGGAATCCTGGGAAGCGTTATCTTGCCTATCGTTGGGATAATAGGAAGGTTAACTCCAGGGATTTTATTCAGAAGTTCAATCGGCTTATTTATCAGGCCAATGAAGGCATTTATTCCCCGAATGATAAAATTGAGTGCGCCTTCAAAGCCGGTAATCATGCCATTGATTATTCTCAAAACAAAGTTCACTGCCGTCTTGGCAATGTTCACAAGTCCATCCCAAGCAGCACGGAAAATACCTGTAATCCCATCCCATATCCTTTGGAAGAAGTTCTTTATGCCTTCCCAAGTATTCTTGAAGAAATCAGCTATTGAACCTAATGCCTTCTTGAAGAAATTGACTACGGCCTGAAATGCAGTTTTCATCCATTCCCAGATTTTGGTTAGATGTTCAACAACGGTATCCCAGTTCTTAATCATCCAAACAATTGCGGCCACCAGACCAGCAATAGCTAGAATGATCAATCCGATGGGATTAGCACTCATGGCCGCATTAAGCAACCATTGTGCCACTGCCGCTATCTTTGTGGCTATGGAGGCAGCTATAAGAGCAACCTTATGAGCTATCAGGGCTATAGTGTGAGAATGTAGAGCAAGTGTCATCAATTGGATAGTCTTCAGAAGTGGCCCGGCAAGTAACATTAAAGCACCCAATGCTCCAACGCTGGCTAAGATTATCGTAGTCAACTGCGGGTGTTTTGAAATCCAGTCCCCTACCTTTGTGATAATCGGCGTTATTGTTTCAAGCAATTTCTTTAAGGTAGGCATCAAGGCTGTGCCTATCGTTATGCCTATATCCTGGAACTGGACTTTAAGTTTCTCAAGTTGCCGGCTGGTGCTCATTTCCATTTGGTCGAAGGCATCTGTGGCGGCACCGGTGGAATTAGCCATTGCATCCATGTCAGCTTTAGCCGTTTCTAGATTCTCACCAGTCAAACCCAACACAGCATTCAAACCCTCTACTCTACCAAAGGCAGTAGCCAAAACCTGATTATTACCTTCAGTCGCTCCCCTCAAGGCATCTAAACTGCCCTGGTAGCCCAAAGTTTGTAGCATTGCCTCGCCACTCTCAAAGCCAAGTTTTTCTAGCAGATTCTTCATTTCTGTAGAAGGCTTGGTTAGAGCAACCAGTGAACCCTGTATTTGAGTAAATGCCTGTGCTGTTGGCACACCCTGTTTGGTCAGCGTGGCCACTGCCGCCATCAAGTCCTCAAACTTTACCCCCAAGGTAGCTGCCAGTGGTGCCGCGGTTGACATACCCGCTGCTAGTTCAGGGAAGGTGGTTTTACCTCCCTTCACAGTAGTAAACATGAGGTCAGCCACATTCTGAGCCTCGCTCATTGGCTTTTTGAAGGCATTTAGCACGGTAGTCAGCCCATCCACAGCCGTTTTAGTATCCGTTACACCACCGATAGCTGCCTTCGATGCGACTGTCAAGAAATCAATAGCATTCTCTTTTGGCACTCCTGCTGAGATAGCCTGGTATAAAGCATTAGCAGCTTCCACCGCATTAACACCCATGTCCCTGGCTAAGTTTTGGATATCCTTAGAGAAAGTCTTGAATTCATCCTCACTAAGCAGCATCATGGTATTGACCTCTCTCATGGCTCCATCGAAATCCCCAGCCATTTTGAGGGAAGCTGTTCCAATCGCAAGCACAGCACCAACCATTATCCCGCCAGCAATCTTCATCTTCTTGCTGACGTTATCCATTTTGTTTTGCACACCATCGATGCCTTTGTGAAATTCGTCAGTCTTGGCACCGATGGCCACAAATAAACGACTTATCTCAGTTGCCATTTCAAACTCACTTTTCTATTTCGTCTCCTCTTAATACCTTATTCCATAGCTTAACTGTTTCCAGCATCTCCTCTGCCGATTTGACTTGCCGTCCCTTCTCATAGCTAGGCATAAAGTCCTCAATAGTAAACGCCTTGCTTCGCTTCTTAGGATTACGGTTGATATTGGCCAGCACGGCACAAATCAACGCTGTGCGGCTGTCTAATTTCTTTTGCTCTTCGATGTATTGCTGCGACAAAGCGTCAAACTGTGCTAGTGTTAAATGCCAGAATTCGCTATTTGATAAATGAAGGGTGTAAACCCCCAGTGCCCATAAATCTAGCCACTTTGGGGGCTTACCGCTAAAGGGCTCTTGTCACCTTTTACTTCAGGACTGGCTACTTCCCATGCTTGAGCAACCTTCTCCGTTAGCTCTCCCATGTTCCCGGCATGAATCATCTTGCCCACATCTTCAATCTTCAAGGCTTCATCCTCATGCAATAGACACGCCCATAGCAGAGCCCTGAAATCCCTGGCCGTCATGCTGTCAGCATCTAAGCCCTGCATGATGTTCTTCCCTGTCGCATCCTCAAAGGCCACCATAGCATTGAGGTCCATTAAAAGGTGACGTTCCTTGTCCAATGTTAATGATATCTCTGGTCTTACCTTATCAGGCATAAAACCTCCTTAAATGGGGCAGGGGAGGATTTCACCCCTCCCCTGTCTTGCTTATTGAATCTAGGTCTTAGGCCGCCCTAGTTACCCAAACGATATAGGTTTTCTTGGCTTTGCCAGCTTGCCATACTATGATGGTAATTTTGGTGTTTGTTCCTTCGTCGCCAAGAGTGATGTCCCCGGACTCAGTTTCAGTCGTCACTATACTGCCATTGATTGTGATTGTGTGACCAGTAGCAGTTGGAGATAGCCTCACATAGGTTTTTGTGCTGACGACATCGCAGGTGTAGAAGAAGGTGCCGATTGCAAATGTAGGCACAAAGACCAATGCTACCTCTGTTGGATATGAGTTCCCTGTTAAGACACTCATACCAGTTGATGGGTCCACATTCAATGATGGCTTTCCACTTACCTTCAGTGTTGCAGTAAAACTTGCCTTGTCATCGAGAGGCGAGCTAGTTTCAAGGGCCGTCACGATAGCACTGAATGTCCAGGTAGTCGCCATGACCGCCGGGAAGGTTATCGTGTAAGCAACCAGTGAGCCATCATCAAAGTCTGTCTTTAGAGCCACCTGCCCCGGATTGCCAGGGATGAAGTTCCCTTCAATACTTATCTCTCCACCGTTTCGTAACCCTTGGATGAACTCTCGATAACCACTAGCAGTCACCAACGAATCGTGGCTTGTCGCATCAATCGTATCCGCTGACAATGACGGCCCGCCAATGTTGGTAAGTTCGGCTATCGGTACATCCACCCTCATTAGAGTTGTTCCAAATGCTAATTTTGCTTCTGTGTCTGCCATTTTTACCTCCTATTGTTTTAATAAAAAAAGAGAGCCTTCAAGCTCCCTGTGATATGGTTATAAACTGCTATTCCTTGTGCCAGATTAGATAATCGACCGCTACATGGAATAGCTGTGTGTTATCTTCATACATATCGCTTTCGTTTATGCAAAAGCATGAACCTACCTCAACTCCACCAGCTCCACCCATCGTTCCGCTAAAGGCTTCTATCGCTGCCCGTATTGCCTCTGCTATCTGCTTCGCTTGATCATAAGTTGTGGCAAAACAAGAGAACTGAAATCTCGGCCGCGCTAATTTTGAAGCCCCATCATGGGAATATTCCCTTGGTCCCGAAGCCTTGAAAAATACCACATACGGTTTCGTAACATTCTGTGGAGCTTTAACATAATATAGCCGTTCACCGATTAAGCTAGTTATTCCACTATCCGCTAACAATTCCCTCTTGATTGCTTGCTCTATTTTCATCACACTGCCTTCTCCACTATGCTCTTAGCCCCGTCCTTGATGTTATCAACAACCTTTCCCCTATGAGCATCCACGGCCGGACGGAAAAACGGTCTGGCTGACATCTTTGAAGTCCCGAACTCTATCAAGTGGGCATGAGGAGCTATCTTCCTATCAATTCCTGCAATGGCGATTATGGGATAATTAGCCTTTGCAGGCAGTAACTTCGCAATAGGCGATCGTTTCAGATTTCCAGTTGGGCCTAAAGGTGCCCTATCACTTGCATCCTCAGCGATTACCTGTGCCTGCTTCAATAAAGTATCACCCATTGCCTTCCCTTTTAGGCAATTGGATATTTGCTTCAGTTTGTTTGCTGTTTCCAAAATCCCTTCTATCCTGAAAAACTGATTATCCATTAGTCCAGCGCCTCCGTGTACAGAATGTGCAATTCCTGTTTCCTCTCGAATGGGTGAACTATGGAGATAATCTTGAATATCTGGTTGCCATACTTCACCCGCATTGTGGGTAGCAAGCCAATCCGATAACGAATTCGTATTAAGCCCTGGACTTCACTATTGGCCTGTTTCGCCTCAAAGTAGCGTTTGCCTAGGTTCGGCTCGATACTTCCCCAAACCGTAGCCCAATCATTCCATGAATCTATCCATTCATCGAAGGCGTTCTGGGACCTACTTGGTATCTGTATTGTTAATCTGTGCCGTAAAAGCCCAGTCCTCATTAAAAACACCTATCCTGCCAGAGTAGAGCTTCAACGCTAAATGGTATCTCTTTAGGCATGGCACCAGAAGTTGCTACAGCTTCTCGGTTTTCGTACCAATGAGATACAAGTAATAACATCGCTTGTTTAACTTTCTTGGGAACATCGGAGGCAAGAAGTCCATAGCCTGCAATAAAAGTGACACAGACTCCGTTGGCTGGTCTCAATGCGGTTGATGGCCATATATTCCCATAGTTCAGGACTATCCGCCCGGGTTCACTCTTAGCATCAACGAAATAATTAGAGGTTGGCCATTCCGTTCCAGCATCAGAGGTATCATAATATTTAATGGAAACGCCTGCAGCTTGTAATGGAGGCAATGGAATTTCGATGTATGCCTTATTGGGGAATTCATCTAACCACAGATGCCATGTCTGGGAAATATAAGCCCTGCGTTGAAAGCCCTCGCAATATTGCCGCGCAGCAGTAATTAAGGAATTGAGTAAATCATCCTCAACGGAAGTGGAGGCATCCTTAATGACACTAACTGAGAATTCACACGCAGCCACAGCCACGGTTGCGACAGCACGGAGATAGCGCCTTGTGCCTGTGTATGCCTTCTCATAGATGGCATTATCGTTTTCCTCTGTTATTTGCGAAAAGGCACCATCGGTCACATCTGTCCAAGTTGTCCCATTATCACTGTCCTGGAGTTTGATATCAACAGTTCCGTCAGCTCCACATTCGCCGGCATCCAGATTCACCAAAACAGAATAGCCTAATACATCAACGGATGCCCCTTCAAGCGAATAATCTTCTGCCATATCATGGCTTCCCGGGGCAATACTCTGCTTGGTGGTTATATCCTCGGCAAAGCTGACACTATCTATTCTCAGGTGCGCTTTGACCTCGGCTAAGGTTAGAGGTTCTTTTACGGGTACTGTCTCTAGCTTTAACACGTTTCTTCCTCCGTTTTAACATGGCATTTTCAGGAGCTTCCCTAATAGCCATTTCTATCTCTATTTCTTTTGTCATCTTATGAATAAATAAAGAGTACCTTTCTTAGTGTCTCCAGCAGCAGTAACGGCAATAGTCAACTTACTTTGAGCAACGCCTGCCATTGATGCCTCAGCTACGAACTCAGTAACAGTAGCACTTCTATCAACCAAAGCCCCCAAAGCTACATCTACCGAATCATTGTCGTTGACTGCTATATCGTAAAGATTTGTTGGAGCATCGGGAGCACCACTTGGCACTGTGATAGCTCCTAGAAGACGACCAGAATATGAATTGGTGGTTGTGCCGTCAGCCTTATTTATATCCGCACCTGTGCCCGTTGTCCATGCTGCTTTTATCTTTTTGACTGTGCCATGCGTTATTTCTGTAAAAGTTATAGTTCCAGCCATATTTGCCTCCTGTTAAAAGGGAGAGGCCGAAACCCCTCCCTTTCATCGCTTGAATCTTGAATTATGCCGCCGTCACATAGGCGCCGTCATCAATCGGAATGTAAAAGAGTGTCCACTTGACGGAGCCTGTTTTGACCGCAGCCTGAACCCATATCATTTGTCCAACTGCTAGAATAACAGGAGAATCCTGTCCACGTACTGAACCTGATTTACCAAGCTGCATGGCTGTTACCGCAGTACCTGAGATGGTAATTAATGTTCCCGCCTCAGCAGCATCCATATCAGCCGTGGCACATAAGTCAGTTGTCGCCCCTATGGTGGGATCTGCTGTAAGTTTGCAGGCATTAGCACCTGCCTGCATAATGGTCGTTACTTCACCCACAATCAGGTTTAATTGAACTCTCCCACCAAGGATATTGAACAGAGCAAGTCCAGTAGTCAGATTCGCGGTGGTTCGTTCAACTTTCGCGCCTAGTTGCAATTTCCTTAATGCTTTTCCTGCGATGTAATCGCTCATATTTACCTCCTAAGATTTCATTTTTTCGCATATGTTACTATGCGATGTTTAACGGGTTGGAGCAGGGCTTTACGTTCCCTGCTCCTTTTGCACTTTTCAGGTATTAGTTACCTCAGTCAAGTATGGCTGATGGCGGTGTCGCTTGCTGGTATCTCTCGCACAGGTAATACATAGCCGAAGTCAGGTTATTAGCATGGGAAGCACCAGTTTTCACCGTGATACAGTCAAACCCACCGGCTATATCAAGTGTAGACGGATCAATCTGGAATATGACCACCTTGTGCGCTGCCACTGCCGAAAGTGTGAAGTTCACCGCATCGGGCTGGCGGACAAGGGTATCAGTAGCAACACAGTCCTCATTCGCCCAAATCGGCACTACAACGGTGATTACCTTGCTGCTAGTTGGAGCAACATCTGGTGCCTGCTCAATGCTTATCGCCATCTGTGCCACATCACCCTGAGCAACATGAACCACCACAAAGGCTCTATGCACATTCTTCAATGATACATAATCGCCCGTGACGCCCGCTCCCACCTGTGGAGTAAGTGCCTCCACTATTTTTGTAACTTCTGGTAAACAAATTTCCATTTTTACCTCCTTGAATTATTTTAGGAAAGGGGAGGGATTGCCCTCCCCTTAAATCTACCTGGTTGCTAAGACTACAAATGGACTCAGGGAATTAGCAACAGTTCCCTTATAGGGAGTCAATGCCGAATTCCATATCGGTTGCCCATCTACCCTGTAGACAAAGCGGAATACGCTCTCATCCGTAGTAAATTGAACATGAATGGATTGAGCTGTCTGCATTCCACCCTTATCCGCCAAGATATATTGGCTCATGTCAGCCAGGATTATATCGCCCAAAGTTCCCAGCGTCTGGCACTGCTCAATGGCAATTACTGGCCTGCCCATAAGACTTGCATAGGGGCTGCCCGATAACCCATTTGCGGGCATATAGACGGGGATTCCGCCGATCCCTACCGCCAGGCTCATGGTAAATAGTTGTGGCTCTATGTTCTGGTTGATGAACCATACCGCATTCGGGCGGCTCCTTGCCCACATCCTTGCCCACATTTTCACGATATTCTCGGTGAGTATAGTAGCCGCTGGCTGCCCTGCTTCTGCACCTACAGTCACCAAAGCCCCAGAATTTAACACCCCTAAAGGCTGCCCGGCACCGGTGCCATTCACAATAGCATCGTCAATCACAAAGCCAAATTCCTCGCTGAAAGCCTGTGTGATTATCGATTCCAGGGCTGCCGTATCCTGCAGAAGTTCATCGGTAGCATAGCAAAGCCCAATCAGCTTATTCAGACTTAACTCAATCTGGCGAAATTTAGGCTTGCTGGAGTATTTGGTTCCTGCCTCCGATAACCAGTATGTCTGCAATCCACCCCAGCGAGATCCAGAAACCCTTGTGGACTCATCGATGCCGTTAATCTTGATTCCATTGGCATTAGCACTAATAGGAATCTTGCGACAACGACTGGCCAGAACCCCGGTTTGATAGACTCGCTTCAATAGCTCAGTTGAGAAATCCGTCTGTACCAGAAAGCCTCCAGCGGAAGGAACGCCTTCCGAAAGCCCTAATGCCCGGGTAGTTAGCCTCGGGTCTACCTTCCCACCACCTCTAGCTGCTTCAACCACAGCCATCAGTTGCTCACCAAAGCTCCCGAAACTCTCCTCTTTGTTCTCGGGGTTAGGCTTGGTCGGCTCTTTGCTCATGGCCTCAATCTCTGGCTGTAAGCCCTTCATCTGCACATAGTGGTCACGCTCTCGTTCCAGCTTATTTATGCGCTGCCTCAGCTCCTCCAGCCGGGTATCTTCCTCTCCGGTGGTGTCCCGTTTTTCAGTCTCAGCCTTTGCGAAAATAGCAAGTCCTTCAGTCCTTGCATCGCTTATCTTGGCTTGGTACTCAAGATATTTTTCCATTTTTAACCTCCTTGTTTATTTCTTTGCTAAACTCCCATAGCTCGCACTTCTTTTTCAGACGCTCAACATACCCCTCATTAGGAGTACCCTGACCGTCCGAATCTTCCGCTTGCCTGGGAAGGTAGCTATTCAATACATCGATAGCTTGTTTGACTACCGCTATATCTTCATTGTTTGTCGCCGTGCGCCTTTCCATGACCACAGCTAATCGATTCACATCCAGCCCGGCTTCTTCAAGAACAGAACGAACCTTTACATCCGTCTGCGGATAGGCTGGATATGTAACTGGTGATACATCAAATAATTCGACTTCCTCTAAAGTCCTTATTTTTTCCTTGCCAGATTCATCCCACGAATCCTTAACTACTTGAAAGGCAAAGGACATCTGGTCCACATCACCACGCTTAATGGTTTCCATTAAATCCCGCGCCCACTGCGTATCAGGTGGTGATATCTCAATCGCCAGCCCCTTCTTGTCCTCTTCTAGATGCAATGTTCCGCTTTTATTCCTGCCGAGTACATAATCAGGATTATGATTCCACAATGCCCGGATATCACTCTTCTCTATGCTCCCAGCAAAAGCCCCTGGTGCTACCTTTTCTCGAAAGCCCATAAGGTCTACCGATAGCTTGCTAAACACCGCAGCATGTCCCGTGATTTTAGGCTCATCCCCATCTTCAACCCGCATTTCCACTTTATATGCCCGTTCTTCTCTACCTTTTTCCATAGTTTTATCCTCCTTGGCTGCCTCAAAGGTACCATCATGGTCTTTACAATGTTTTCTGGCAGCCTCTTCAGTCCAGATTTCCTTGTCATATCTCATAGCCTGAAGTTCAGATTTGCCTTTTTTAATGCCAAATATAAAATCAATACATTTTCCGTCATGTTTTTCCGCACAATTCTTCCGTGCGAATTTATCGTATTTATCGGGGTCTTCTAATCGACAAGAATGTTCTTTTGGATATGGCATAATTTACCTCCCTATTTTCAATTTCCGTCTCTTTGCTCTATTCATTTCTACCACCTTTACGGTATTCCCTTCTGTATCAACAACACGGACTTTCTTCGTAGGTGATGGTGTAAATTTCATAATTTATCCAGGCACTATCTGGCACACGCAGCCTTGATGTAATGGCGGATGCGTTGTCGGTCGATACAGTCGTATTTGTGAGCCTTGTTCCGATTCTAGCTTGTCCCCTTCAGCCAGGAAGGGTTGATCTATGCCCACTATTTTCCCGTTCATTTCCTGACATAGCGGACAGCTTTTGCTTCCCATCGCTACCCACACCAATCTTGTTACCCCAGCACCACCAAACACAACCTTTGCCACTGCATTGCTTAATTGGATAGTTTCATTCATTGCTGTTTTGTCAGCCCTCGTTTCCTCCCATTCAGCTAATCGCACCGTTATTGCCTCAAGTGGCTCCTCCTCCGCCTCTACCGCTTCCTTGATAAGAGCCTGAAGTTGCCCTTTTGATGATTTCGTGTATCTGCCATTGAATACTGAGGCATATTGCTTCAGGAAACTTTCTAATTCGGGTGTCATCGCAGCTTCAGCATTTACTTCATCAGCGGCTATTGCTTGTATTGCTTCAGCTAACGCATATATGGCTGGCTCAACCTGCTTTGAAATAAACTCAGGGAAATCCCGGTAGAAATCCTCTAACCATGTGTCGAAATCAGCACTGGACCGTACACTTAGATATTTCTTGGCAGCCCGCAGCACATTATCAGTCTCCCTTTTGACTACCCGCTGCACTGCATCCTCAAAAACTCGTTTGTATGACTGTGCTGTCTTATGCCGGTGCATTGCTGCCTGTGAATTGCCTCGCTCAGACCGAGGTTCGTTTATCAGCGCTAGGCTTTTTGTTTCTGGCATAGTTCCGGCTGGCAGCATATTCATTGGCACATAATAAATATCGCCTTGCTTGTCAGGCAATGGCTCCATATTCTCTAGTTCCCTCACATCATTCGCACTCAGCCATCCCCACTGCCTGCCGACGGAATATGCCTTGTACCGGCTCTCCACATCACCACGCAACAATCCCTCTACCAGAAACTCAGCAAAGTAATCCTTCCGCTCATCTGGCCATAGTAATTTCTTACTAATGACTTGCTCCCACCGCACAAACCAGGGACGCATCGTATAAACGACGAACTCAATGCCCTGATGCTCTATATTTGAGAATGTCGCATGCTTGAGATCGCCTATCATGTGCGGCGGAATATGGAAAAAAGAAGCTATTTCCGACCTCTGAAATTCCCGTGTCTCCAAGAATTGGGCATCGTCGGGCGGGATGCCTACCACTTGATATTTCATCCCTTCCTCAAGAATCGCTATGCGGTGCTGGTTTGATAAGCCCTGGTGCATTTCGTTCCACGACTTGCGTAAATTCTCCTGTGCAGGTAGCCCCAATTTCCCTGGGTGCTCTAGGACTCCACCGGGCTTGGCTCCATTGCCAAAGAACCTAGCCCCGAATTCCTCTGTCGCCAAAGATAAGCCGATAACTTCCCGTGCCATATGAATTGGCGAATATCCAATTAAGCCATCAAATCCGAGTCCTGGAATATGAAGGATGTTAATAGACGGGAAAATCTTTTCCTGCCCATCGGGTAATCGGTAATAGTAATATAAACCACCCTTTTCACGCTTTATCTGCATCTTGTTTGGCAATAGAGGCCATAAAGCCCGCGGCCTCCCCTTGTTCATATCCCAATCAATCTCAGCATAGGCATTACCCCACAACGCAAGATGTGCCATCAGTGCCTCACGGAAATTAAACGATGACATTTCTGGATTTGGCGCATCGTGTAATAGGGAATACAACGGATGTTCATGGG